ATAAAGCTATAGACGATATGATAAAAGATAAAGATAGATAATGGGATTTAAACTAGGTAAAGAAAGAGGTAATTATGCTTCTGGCGGTATAATCAAAACAAAAATGCGTTTTGGTAAACAAGCTGGAGACGTAGGTTCTGTGCCTGGTACACCCGTTATTAGAGTACCATTAGAAGAAGGTGTAATGGGTGAGGCTAATATGGATGGTACTATATACGTCAACAACAATATAATACCTGGTAGTAAAGAAGATCGCCAAGTTATAAATCATGAAATGAGACATGCTACAGATATGAAACTTGGTAAACTAGCTTATAGTGATAACGATATAACTTACAACGGTGAGGTTTTTCCAAGAGAAACTATAAATGGTAGAGATATGATTAAAGTAGATGGACAATGGAAAGAAGCTGGCGATAGTGGATTTCCTTGGGAAATGGAGGCTAACAATGGTAATGAACATGGAAATATTTAAAGATAATAACAATTGGAACGAAAAATCTATTATAGGTTTTATTGCATTTGCGATAATGTGTGTAATTATAATAGTAGATCTTATAACTGGTTGGCTAGGAAGAGATTTAATGATTAATGAATTTGTATATGATTCATTTGTATTTGTAGTACTAGGATGTTTTGGTATAAGTGGATTAGAAAAATTTGCTAAAAAATGAGTATAATAACTAAAATAGATGGTATACCTTTGTTTTCTACAAAAGAAGAAGCTTTAAGATATGCAAGATTAAACAACATTGTTGGTTATCATACGCACACGCATTTTGGAAAAGTTGGTTATATGGGTGGTAAAAACCATCTTATGGAGCCTGATATTTCAACAGTTCCACTAACAGAAATTCTTGCACAACCAAATATAAATCAAGATCCTAGAGATGTTTTATTGAATTTATCACCAACTGATGAGTTTACAGTAAGTACTACTACGTCTGTTCAAGCACAAGTTGACGATTATACGACTACAGATCCATTAGGTGGTGGGGAGGCTAGTGGTTCTAGCGGAGAAGACGGTAGCGGTGGACCTGGTAGCGAAGGAGGTGGTGAAGCTAGAGGTGAAAGCGATAGTAGCGGTGAGGGTGGTAGTGGTGAAGCTGGTGGTGGATATTAAAAATTAAATTATGTTAGGACAATTATTTTCAGGTGGAGCAGCGGAGTTAGTAAAAGGTGTAGGTGGGGTTATAGATAACTTACATACTTCTGCTGAAGAAAAGCTTGAAGCAGAAAGAAAAATAAAAGAATTAGTTGCTAATTACGAGGTTGAAATGGAAAAAAATATCACATCTCGTTGGGAGGCGGATTTAAAATCAGACTCGTGGTTAAGTAAAAATGTTAGACCATTAGTTTTAATATTTTTAATAGTATGCACCATGCTATTAATATTTATAGACGCAGGTGCATTAGATTTTGAAGTTAAATCATCATGGGTTGATTTACTTCAATTAGTATTAATAACCGTGATCGGCGCTTATTTTGGTGGTCGATCATTTGAAAAAGTAAAAAAATAATTATGGGACAAAATTCAACAGAAGTAGCTTATGGTTTTGGTCAAATGGGTAGTATACATTGCCAAACCGCTAGCTCAGTTTATCCTCCAAAAGGTTTGGTTATTGTAGCAATACAGTTTATAGCTGAAAACACGCCAACTGTATTACGACCTGAAGCTCAAGGGGTTGGAGCTGTAGATGGTTTTCAATGTATAAATACTGAAACTGCTAGCCATAACAATGGAGATGCTCAACAAGGTGTTTCTAATGCTAGTGCTAGTACATCACACACTTTAACAGGTGCCAATGCTGCTATAAAAGTTGGTATGCAAGTTTATTCAGACACAGAAGATTTATGTGAAAACAAATCAACAGGTTTACCACCTTGTTTAGTTACTAGTGTTTCTGGAACAGCAATAACATTTAATAGAGCTGTAACAGCTTCTTCAACTACGCTAACGTTTTCTGAGTTAAATGGTACTGGTGACGGTGGTGAAGATGCTAGTGGTGTAACATATCCTGCTGGTTTAACAATATACGGTAGATGGACAGAAGTTAAACCTTCAGCAGATGCCGATGGAGGTGTAATTTGTTATCTTGGTAAATAATGTTAGGCTTAGGCGTAGGTTTTTATAAATTAAGTGGTAAAGAGTATTTTCCATGGACTCCAAATACTGAAAATCCAAATCCAAAAGGTTGGTATAAACCAAGTAAAATATTGTCTAGTGGAGATGGCACAGCTGTGACAGGTTGGACTGACTCATCACTTGAAGGTAATGATTTATCACAAAGCGGATCTGAAAATCAAGGCACTTTACATGATAATGCAATACTATTTGATGGCACCGAAACAGGTGAAGGTGAAGAGGAGGTAGTTGGTGATCATTATGATTTTGCTAGTGAAATAAGGGTATCATCACAAGAAGCTTTTACACTTTTTATGGTTTTAAATCTTGACGATACTACTCAACAAACACTGCTTGGTACAGCTTCTGATGCTGAATTTTTAGAAATACAAACAAATAAAAGAATAAGAGCTAAAATAGATGGAACAGCAACTTCACAAGCTTATTCTTCAGCGATTTTTCCAACTGATCAAAAGTTTATTTTAACTTTTCAAAGAGAATCAGGTGCTACTGGTAATTTTAATGTTTTTATAGATGGTGTGTTGCAAACACCATCTTCGCAACAAGCAAATCCTGGCGCTATTGATTTTAAAGTTTTAGGAGCTAGAGCTGAAAGTGATGAAGATAGGTTTTTAGATGGGCATGTATATGAAATTATTATATATGATACGTCAGATCTTACAAGTTCTTCAATTGATAGAATACATGGGTATTTAAAAAGACAACATAGTATATAAATTAAATTAACTTAAATTAAATAAAATGGCAACAAGTAAAACAAAAGGTACAAGTAAAAAAATTAAAGAACTTAAAGGTGTTAAACCTGAAAAAATTAAAGACGAAGAGTTGGCGCAGTTACAAGCAGCGATTAAAACAATTGATAATTTAACTGCTGAAGTAGGTAGTATAGAGGTTAGAAAACACTCTTTATTAAAAGCTATGGAAAGTGTACATTTTCGTCTTGAACAACAAAGACAGAAACTACATAAAGAATACGGAACTGATAATATAAACCTGCAAGACGGATCTATATCTTATAGTGAAACAAATACTGAAAATGGCGAAGTTAATAAGGAAGATTAGTATAGGTAAAGACTATAAGAACGACGCCATGCACTATGCTGTTGGTCAAGAGGTTTATGGCGGTCATATTATTTGCGATATTGTAGAAGAAGATGATAAGTTTTCTATTTATATTAAAAAAAATAAAGAAGTTTTACCTTGGAAAGACTTTAATAAAAACATGGCAGTCTCTGTAGAATATAATTTAGAGTACTAATGAAAAGTGTTTACGATTTTGTCGTAAAACCAAAAGGAGAAAGATATAATAATACTAAAAAGTTAGATGATGGAGAATTAATTCTTAATACTGAGATTTATAACCATCAATATGTAAATAAAGAAGCTGTTGTTATATCAACCCCAATAATTGGTAATACAGATATAAAACAAGGAGACACTGTTATAGTACATCACAATGTGTTTCGTAGGTGGCATAACGTTAAAGGTGTTGAAAAAAATAGTAGATCTTATTTTGACGAAGATACTTATTTTATAAGTCATGATCAAATATTTTTATATAAACGAAACGAACAATGGGTAGCGCCAAAAGGATATTGTTTTATATCACCATTAAAAGCGGTTGACAAATTTAATATTGAGTCAGAAAAACCTTTTCAAGGTATTGTTAAGTATTCAGATGGTACGGTAAAAGTTGGTGATATTATAGGTTATAGACCAAAAACTCAATCTGAATTTGTTGTTGATGGAAAACGTTTATATAAAGTTTTATCAAATTTAATTACAATCAAATATGAATATCAAGGAGACGAAGAAGAATATAATCCAAGCTGGTCAAAAAGCAGTTGACGAGCTAATTAAGGTTGCTAAAGAACCTATTGTTGATAGTGATGATGACATATCAGCAGACAGACTTAAGAATGCTGCTGCCACCAAAAAACTTGCCATCTTTGATGCTTTTGAAATACTTAACAGAATTCAAGAAGAAGAAAACCTGCTTAATGGAAAAACACCTGAAGAAAAAAAGCAAACTACTTTTAAAGGATTCGCAGAGGGTCGATCTAAGTAATGTACGAGCAAAGTTTAGTTAAAACTATTGAGCCGATAAAAAAGACTACAATTAGTAGACTTAATAAAGGTAAAAAATGGAAATACGGTTATGATAAAGATCATGATATTATTATTATATCTAAAACGGGTCAAATTGGTGAAATACTAGAAATACAAGGTTTAACCATTGCTTTGCCAAAAGCGCCGAAGAGTGTGTATAGCAATAGTAAAAACAAATGGGTTAAGTTTGAACAACCGAAAGAATTAGAACGTTTAAAAAATATATTTGATTGGAGGTCATATCCTGAAGAACAAAAAGAACAGTGGTATGATTATATAGACGAAGAGTTTAAAAGAAGAGAAGAAGGTTTTTGGTTTATGAATAATAGTAAACCAACTTATATAGTAGGAACTCATTATATGTATCTTCAATGGAGTAAAATTGATGTTGGAGCCCCAGATTTTAGAGAGGCAAATAGACTGTTTTTTATATTTTGGGAAGCTTGTAAAGCAGACAAACGGTGTTACGGTATGTGTTATCTAAAGAACAGAAGATCAGGGTTTTCGTTTATGTCATCTGCAGAAACAGTTAATTTAGCCACTCTTGCAAGTGATAGTAGATATGGTATACTTTCTAAAACAGGTGCTGATGCTAAAAAAATGTTTACAGACAAAGTAGTACCGATTAGTATAAACTACCCGTTTTTCTTTAAACCAGTTCAAGATGGTATGGATCGTCCTAAATCTGAATTAGCATATAGAGTACCAGCTAGTAAGTTTACAAGAAAAAAAATTACAGCTAACGAAAAGTTAGAAGATATACAAGGGTTAGATACAACTATTGATTGGAAAAACACTGGAGATAATAGTTATGACGGTGAAAAGCTAGCATTACTAGTACATGATGAAAGCGGTAAATGGGAAAGACCTGATAATATATTAAACAATTGGCGTGTTACAAAAACATGTCTTAGATTAGGTAGTAGGATTGTTGGTAAGTGCATGATGGGTAGTACTTCAAACGCTTTAGATAAAGGAGGTGATAACTTTAAAAAATTATACAATGCATCAGATGTCACTAAAAGAAATAGAAACG